GCAGGCTTAAAAGCATACCAAGATAAAAAAGCAGGCAAAGAAGACAAAAAAGAAACTGTAAAAGAAGCAGTACAAATTTCAACAGACAGCCCACAAGAAGCATCAATGATGATGCAACTTTTAAAACTAGCAGGTGTACAAACAGTAGATCAAGCGATGATCAGCCAGGAGCCAGAAGCAGGTGAAAATCCACCACACGGTGAGCCAGGACACAGTTGTGGTCACGATGACGATTCAATGGGTTCAGGCGAGATGGGCAGAATGAGAGACATGATGACTGCACCAGCAGAAGAGAAAGCTGAAGAAACATTTGCGAATTCAATGGGTGATGAGAAAGAAGAACCAAAATATCAAGACACAGACACATTGGTTAATACAATGTCTGGTGGACTTAACTCACAAAAACAACAAGTGAGAAAAGAATACCCAGGCGACAATCCACTTGCAGTGAAAGAAGATACAATCACTGAATTAAATTTAGCTGATAGTTTAAGAGCACAGTATGAAGGTTTCAAAGCACAGTACCAAGAAGCGGCAAAGATGGACGAAGCACCAAAACCTGACTTCTTAGACATGGACAAAGATGGCAATAAAAAAGAACCAATGAAAAAAGCTATCAAAGACAAAGAAGCAAAGTAATACTTTTCCAAACATCCTAACAGCGTTAAATATCTGTATGAAGCTCTGTACAGAACCATGGTCCACTGTGACTATCGATTATAACGGCGATATCAAACCTTGCTTATGTGCTGATTGGAACACCGTGGGTGCTATTGGTAATATATTAGATAAAGATTTAATAGAAATACTCGATTCTAAAAAACTTCAATTGTTTAAGTCACAGATATCAAGTGGAAACTACTCTAGTTGCACAGAAATTTGTCCGGTCAAAGATCATATCACAGATAAAGATCCTTCGGTTATTGATAACTTTACTGTGCCAAATAAAATTTTACTATCTGTCGATATAAACTGTAACTTGGCTTGTGAAAGTTGTAGAACCCACAATATCTTTTCATCAAAAATAAACAATGATACCCTTACAATTTTAAATAAAATTTATGATTTTTATTACGATAAACAAGTGGAATTACAGTTCGATGGTGCAGGAGATCTATTCGCTTCTAAGGCATACCAACATTTTTTACAAAAAAAATTTAATGACAATTTTAGATTTCATATTATTACTAATGGTAATTTACTTAAAAAACAAAAAAAGATTGTTGAAAATATAAAGAATAATATTATATCCATAGATGTTAGTATAGATGCCTCTAATGCCGAAACCTATAAGAAAACAAGGGGTGGTGTTTTTCAGCTGGTCAGAGAAGGTATTGAAATGTGCGTATCCATGGGCATAAAAGTAAATTTAAGTTTTGTCGTACAAGCAAAAAATTACAAAGAGTTAAAAACATTTTGGGATCTAGCTGTAGAATTAAAATGTCATTCTGTTATGTTTCACTTGGTAAGAAGATGGTGGCACATGGATGACACGTGGTGGGAAAAAAATAGTATCGAGCATTTACCAAAAACAGAAAGAACTATTCTTTTTGACCAGATATCATTTCTCAAAAAAGTAGAGAAGATTGTGACTCCCGGTAGCGTCCGTGTGAACATGACTGGAGACCTGTATAATTTTAAACCTTAAATACTACACTATGGCATATGTATCACTAGATAGCGACCAAATTAAGAAGGCGCACAAGAAACACAAATATACTAAAACTCAGGTAGAGCAACTTGAGAAGTGCATGGACGAAAAAACAGGACCGTTATTCTTTATGAGAACTTTCATGAAGATACAACATCCTGTCAAAGGCTCTATTCCCTTCCATCCATTCCCATACCAAGAAAGATTGATAGAAAGTTACAACAACCACAGATTTTCGATTGCCATGCTACCTAGACAGACAGGTAAGACTACATGTGCATCGGGCTATCTTATTTGGTATGCCATGTTCAGACCAGATTCACAGATACTAATTGCGGCACACAAATACGCAGGTGCATCAGACATCATGTCAAGGGTGCGTTATGCATATGAGATGTTGCCGGCATGGATCAAGGCAGGTGTAACACAGTACAACAGGAACAGTATAGAATTTGATAACGGTTCAAAGATATCAGCAACCACAACAACTGAGAACACAGGACGGGGTATGTCACTTACACTAGTTTATTGTGATGAGTTCGCATTCGTGCAACCACCTGAGAAGGCCAAGGAGTTTTGGACATCACTATCACCTACATTATCAACTGGTGGTAAGTGTATGATTACTTCTACTCCCAACTCGGATGAGGATCAGTTCGCACTAATCTGGAAAGAAGCTAATAAAAGATTTGATGAATATGGCAATGACAAAAAAGTAGGGACCAATGGTTTCTATGCCATGAAAGCACACTGGTCAGAACACCCGGACAGAGACCAAGTATGGGCGGATGCAGAGAAGGCCAGGATTGGTGAAGAAAGATTCAGAAGGGAACATGAATGTGAATTCTTGATCTATGACGAAACACTGATCAACAGTATATACCTAGCGGATATGGAAGGTACAACACCAGTGGAAACAACAGGACAGGTACGTTGGTTCAAGAGACCCACTCCCGGGAATACATATCTAACAAGTTTAGATCCTGCTATGGGAACAGGTGGCGACTATGCCGCGATACAGGTTTTTGAACTTCCTAGTTTCGAACAAGTTGCGGAATGGCACCACAATACAACACCCATGAACCACCAAGTTAGAATTTTACAAAGTATTAACAAGCACATACACGACACGATAATGGAAAAAGACACAACAGCATCTCCGCAAATATTCTATTCAATGGAGAACAACTCTATCGGTGAAGCGGCACTGCTGAGAGTCATGGACATAGGTGAAGAACATATTCCCGGAATGTTTCTATCTGAACCTATCAGGAAAGGACATAGGAGGAAATTCAGGAGAGGATTCAACACAACAGCAAAACACAAGATAGATGCCTGTACAAAATTTAAAGAACTTATCGAAAATGACAAAATGAAGCTTAATTCTCAACTACTAATTTCAGAATTAAAGGACTTTGTTGCAAGTGGAATGAGCTACAATGCCAAAGCTGGACAACATGACGATCTAGTTAGTGCTTGTTTGCTAATGACACGTATGATAAAAACATTAGCTGATTTTGACCCTAAAATATTCGAGAAATGGACTGATAGAACATCAGAGCTTAAACCAATGCCTGTGTTTGGATCTTTCTATGGCTAACAAACAAACTAAATAATGCTACATGAACCCAAAAAATTCACAGGACCTATTCAATAAGATCAGATCACAGTTCACAAACATCAGACTAGGTGATGAGAACGGTGCCGCAACAGCCGATTCAGAAAGTGCTGTGTTCTTTGAATTTGAATTCCAGGAAGATTCCGACACATTTGGATCAGTGAGTGTATCAATAGCAGACGGTGAGACCATGAAAGTGTTTTATAACCGTAATCTAGTGGACAAGATAGATGAGGACAGCAAAGGTGAATGGTATGCATTCCTTAAGGAACTGAAAGACTTCGCAGTGGAGCATCAATTACGTTTTGATGTGCGTGATATAACTAAATCGAACCTATCGAAGCAGGACTATGAAAATCTTGCAGATACGAACAAAACGGTAAATACTGATGAAATGTCAGAAGAACTAAACAGAATCACTAAACTAGCAGGACTTGAGAAGGCACCGGTAGCAGAAGGCCTAACAGGTACTTCTAAAAGTTCATTCGAAAATCTAAACAAAACAAAATTAATAATCAGACACAAAGGCAAAGTTGACGAAACTGTGCCAGGTGCAAGATCAAGACAGATACAATCATTATACATCGAGAACGAAGAAGGCGAAAGATTTAAGTATCCACTAACACACCTAGCAGGTGCGAGGGCCATGCAGAGACACGTGTCAAATGGTGGAAGACCACATGACGAATTTGGTGAACACATAGTTGCAACTTCAGAAGACATAGCGAAACTAAACTCATTCTCAAGATATGTTACCAACAAAGATCAATTAAATGACAATGCAGGCGATATCATTACACAGACTAAATTGAAATTAGAGAACCTAAGAGGTTACATGAAGAACATTGCCAAACAAAGTCACTACGAAGCGGCATCAAACGATTTTAAAACAGCAGACGAACAAGTGCTTGATGATGAGACTGTTGCAAAATTGAGAGAGAAATTCACAATGAAGAATCTTGACAACAGAGTAGAAGATGCATTACCACTTATCAATAAAATAATGAGTGAGTATGACGATGAAGAAGATCAAATGAAGATCAAAGACACGCAACCTACTGTGATACCAAAAGATACAGATCCTATCAACGCAGAGCCGGAACCGCAAGTGGACCATGGTGCGATAGTACAGTCATTCTTGACTGACCCGGAATCAAAATTAATTCTAAGGAAAGATGCATCAGCAGACAAGATGTTATCAGCAACAAAATTTAAAGACAAGAGCACAATGCTTGGAGCAATACTTTCAGACATAGCATCAAGGATGTTAACAAAGACAGGTGAGGAAGATAGGATTGCTAACTTCGCCAGCAGAGTTGCAGACGGAATAGAATCAGAAGGTGCAGTAGGATTCAAACCAGGTCCGGACTACAACAGCAACAAGAAGATCGCAGTACAGTTAGCAAAGAGATACATTGATGACTACAAGAAAATGCAATCAGACACAGCATACGCAGACGAAGTGAGAATGGATCCAGAAGATTACAATCCTAAGAAACATCCTAAACTAGACAAGAGAGCTAGAGGTGAATCAACTGAAACAGAAGCATTTGAATCATGGGTTGACGAAACTGTAAACGAATATGCAAAACCAGTTGATTTAACAAACAAAAGTATGTTTAAAACTCCAGGTGATGATGAAGAGAAAAAATTAGATGTAACAAAAGCAGATAAAATGATAGGCTCACCAGCGTACCAAAAGATGAAAGCGGGTGATCCAAAATACACAGACAAGACTGAGAACCAATTAGAAGGGCTGACTTTCGAAGACATCAAACCTTACGTTTCAATGTACACGGACAAAGATGGTAAGAAAGTAAATGCAGTGCTAGACAAAGATGGCGAAGAAGTTTTCAAGACACACGATGCAAAAGCGGCAATGACATACCTATCACAGAACTACGATAAACTAAAAAAAGCCGATGAGGAAGAAACACAACCATCAGTAGAAGCAGAAGAAAGATTAGTAGACTTAGATAAAGAAGTTTTACCAGATCCTGGAACACCATCAGTAGAAACACCAGCAGTAGGAACCGAAGGTGAAGAAGCACCAGCAGAAGAAAAAGATCAAGAAGAAGCAGAAAAGATCAATACAGAATTAGATAGAATCAAACACCTAGCTAACATTTCATAATAAAATACCCACATTACCAATAATAGTAGTAGACAACTGATAAATATAGTTGTATATTATGTACTATATGTCTAATATACATTTAGGCAAATTAAGGCAACTTAAAACTAACAAACATAGGCACACAAGGAGGCTTACATTATGGCATCATTAGCTGAGATAAGAGCGAAGTTAAAATCCCAAGAAGTTAATCGCTCAACTTCACAAACAGGCGGAGACAACGCCATTTATCCACATTGGAATATAGCAGAAGGATCAGAAGCAGTACTTAGATTCTTACCCGATAAGGATACAAACAATACATTTTTCTGGACTGAAAGAAACATGATCAAATTACCTTTCGCAGGTATTAAAGGTCAAACTGATTCTAGACCAGTACAGGTACAAGTACCATGTATGGAGATGTATGGCAAGACTTGCCCAGTACTAACAGAAGTTCGACCATGGTTCAAAGACAAGAGCATGGAAGACATGGGCAGAAAGTATTGGAAAAAGAAAAGTTACATTTTCCAAGGTTTTGTTACAACAAATCCGTTGGCAGAAGACTCAACACCTGAGAATCCAGTTAGAAGATTCATTATTGGACCTCAGATCTTTAACATCATTAGAAGTGCATTACTAGATCCAGAGATGGAAGAGATGCCTACTGATTATGTAAAAGGTGTTGACTTCAGAATCAACAAAACTACAAAAGGTGGTTACGCTGACTACTCAACATCAAAATGGTCAAGAAGAGAAAGAGCTCTAGACGAAGCAGAGAGAGCCGCAGTAGAAACACATGGGTTACACAACCTGGGTGACTTCAGACCAAAAGAGCCAACTGACGCAGAAGTGAAAATAATCAAAGAATTATTTGAGAAATCTGTCGAAGGTGAAGCTTTTGATCTTGAGCAATATGGACAGTATTACAGACCTGCTGGAATGGCTTATCAAGCTAAACCGCAAGTGACTGTACCAACAGCAACTCCAGTAACTGAAACTGCAACTGCACCAGCGGTGGCACCAGTAACTGCACCACAACCAGAGGCGGCACCGGCAACGGCGGCTCCAGCTGGCGATAGTGCCAAGAGAGCTGAAGACATCTTGAAGTTGATTAGATCTAGACAAGCAAAATAATCTGACATTTTACCAAGGCCCTGATATTGACGTTAGGGCCTAGGTATGTTAATATATGATATACAAAGGATAAAATTATGACAAAAGTATTTGACGCAACAAAGTTTAGAAAAAGTATTACAAAATCAATCCAAGGATTAGGAATTGGGTTCAGCGATCCCACAGATTGGATCAGCACAGGAAATTACGCATTGAACTATTTGATGACTGGAGATTTCAACAAGGGAATTCCACTGGGTAAGGTTACTGTATTTGCAGGAGAATCTGGAGCAGGTAAGTCATACATAGCATCAGGAAACATTATCAAGAATGCACAGGAGCAAGGTATATTTGTTATACTTGTTGACACAGAGAACGCATTGGATGAGAAATGGTTACAAGCATTGAAAGTAGACACATCGGAAGAGAAACTTCTAAAATTAAGTATATCAATGATCGATGATGTAGCTAAAACTATTTCAGAGTTTATGAAAGGTTACAAAGAAGCACACTCAGACGACAAGGAAGGTGCTCCAAAAGTATTGTTCGTTGTTGACTCATTAGGTATGATGCTTACACCAACAGACGTTAATCAATTTGAAGCAGGCGACATGAAAGGTGATCTAGGTAGAAAACCCAAGGCATTAACAGCACTTGTAAGGAACTGTGTTAACATGTTTGGTTCATGGAACGTAGGACTTGTAGCAACCAACCACACATATGCATCGCAGGATATGTTTGATCCAGATGATAAGATATCAGGTGGACAAGGATTTATCTATGCAAGTTCAATTGTAGTTGCAATGAAAAAACTTAAATTAAAAGAAGATCTTGATGGTAACAAAGTCACAGACGTGAGAGGTATTAGAGCGGCTTGTAAAGTTATGAAGACCAGATATGCTAAACCGTTTGAAGGTGTACAGGTCAAGATTCCATACGAAACAGGAATGAACCCTTACAGTGGACTTGTAGACTTGTTCGAGAAGAAAGGTATACTTGTACAAACTGGAAACAGACTAAAATACATTGATAAAACAGGTAAGGAACACATAGACTTCAGAAAACAATGGATAGGTGATAAATTAGATATGCTAATGGCAGACTTTAAAGAATCCACGGATTTTGCTGATAAAGAAGATACAGACGCTCCTATTGAAGTAGAAGTAAAGCCAAAAGCAAAAACTAAAAAAGTAGAACCAATTAAAGAAGAGAAATAGATGATAGACTTTACACACGAAGATATTGAACGTTTGTGGAACTCGATTATACATTACGTCCCTGAGAGACAGAAATTGGACATGGCTATCGACTTCATTAAAAGTTTGGAAGACATCGGTGTAGAGGTTGATGAACTAAAAGCGTCTGCTGAATACGATCCAAAACTTGAAGAAGCAATAGCAACTGTGTTCGAGGAAGAGGAAGTGGACGAAGATGGATATAGTGAGGATGAATGATAAACTGGTACAACGAAGTAAGTAGGAACCTATCCAAGATACCTGATTGTGTAGCATACTTTGACCTAGAATTAATAGAAGCAAAGAAGCAGTGCAAGATATTTGGCAATTTAGAAAGAGCGGCCGCTTCATTGCCCGGTATAGTCGAGGAAAGATTTGGACAACTGCAACAGCTAGAGGCCATACTTGAATATCTAAACATAGAATTAAGAAGATTAAGATCCAAAACTTTTAGAAAATTCCTTGAGAACTACAACAGAGCATTAAGTAGCAATGACGCAACAAAATATGTTGACGGGGAAGATGATGTAGTTGATATGACAAAAATAATCAACGACTTTGCACTGATAAGAAATCAGTGGCTATCCATCACCAAAGGCTTGGATCAAAAACAATGGCAAATAACAAACATTGTTAAATTGAGAGTAGCGGGTATGGAAGATGCTGACATCTAATAGAATAATACTCACAGACGTAGACGGAGTACTGCTGGAATGGGAACACCATTTCACCAAGTGGTTACAGCTAAGATCATACTTTGACAAAAACGGAAACAGGAATTATCCTTACAAGTTAGTAGATATAGGTCAAGACGACTATGAGATGGCCAACAGATTTAATATTAGTAAAGATACAATCCGACAAGAGATCAGAGAATTTAATAGAAGTGCATGGATGGGAACGCAACGACCCATGCTAGAATCACAAACTTGGGTAAAGTTACTTCACGCAGAAGGATGGACCTTTGTACCAATAACATCACAGACATCGGATGTTCCGGCACAGTGTCTACGTAAAAAAAGATTAGGTGATTTATTTGGTGAACATGTTTTCTCAAATTACCACATACTAGGTACAGGTGCAGACAAGGACGGTGCATTAGCAGAGTTCCATGACACCGGGCTGTATTGGGTCGAGGACAAGCCTAAGAACGCACTAGCCGGGCTCAAATACGGTTTAAAGCCCATATTAATCAATCATCCATACAACAAAGATTTTAATCACCCCGACATCATACGTGTAAATAATTGGAAACAAATACACGAGATATTATCCAAATGAAAATTTATGTAGGCTGGGATTCGAGAGAAGACATATCATACCAAGTGTGTGAACACTCTATCAAACGTAGAGATCCTGATGCCGAAGTCCAACCACTCAAGCAGAACGAGATGAGACAACAAGGTATCTACACACGTGAGGTAGATAAACTTGCTACAACAGAATTCACATTCACAAGATTCTTTGTACCACACCTTAACAACTATAAAGGGTGGGCAGTGTTCTGTGACTGTGATTTTTTATGGAAGATACCGTCAAAAGAACTAGAACAATACTGCGATGATTCCAAAGCAGTTGTCTGCGTACAACACGATTACACACCGGAAGAAGGATCAATCAAAATGGACGGACAAGTGCAGACTGCATATCCAAGAAAAAATTGGTCAAGCATGGTGCTCTGGAATTGCGGACATGAGAAGAACAAAATTTTAACACCTGAGTTTCTAAATAAACAGACTCCAAAGTTCCTACACAGATTCAGTTGGTTAGAAGATTCAGAGATAGGATCACTGCCACATGAATACAACTGGTTAGTAGGTTGGTACAAAGAACCCAAAGATGGCACACCCAAGATACTACACTACACGGAGGGAGGACCTTGGTTTGATGGTTACAGAGATTGCGAGTATTCCGACGATTGGAAGAAAGAAGTCATCAACCTGTTCAGTGCATAATGGAATTCTTTAAAAGATTAGATAAAAGATACTATCATACAGATCCAATAGAACACATTGTTGGCAGACAGATACGTACGGTAGTCGAGTACGATGATCTGTACGAGAACCAAACACGTTTTGATGGTGCAGTTTGGACAAAATTTAAAGATACACATGAATTAAAATGCCAGTTCCATGAGGACTTACGAGATATCGATCTCTCAAAAGATGTTATATGCCTGTGGTTCTTCCGAGAACGAGCCGACAGAGATGCCGGTAATGATATAAAATTAGACGGGAAAATAATAACCTATCAAGCAAACACACTGTTTATCACACCCTCGAAAGAAATCAAGATAAAAGAAAGAAAAAAATTCTTCCCTAGGAGACCATGTGTGCAGATAGACATCAGCGACGAGATCTATGTAAATATAAAAAAACAATTAAGCGTTAATTAAAAGGATTTCATGACTCGTGTGCATAAGCATATCATTATCAGGGCAGATGTATTAGATCCGCCGACCAACGAAGCTGACACAAGCAACAAAGTTAGAGAGCTAATTGAAAGTATAGACATGAAGATCCTTATGGGTCCTTATGCCAAGTATTGCACAATAGTTGGTAACAGAGGATTGACAGTTGCGACCATCATTGAAACTTCGCACATAGTGATGCACACCTGGGACGAAAGTGTTCCTGCCAACGTACAGCTCGACGTATACACCTGTGCCGAGTTTGACACAAAAATTGTATTCAAATGGTTAGAACAATTTAATCCTACTAAAATAGATTACAAGTATCTAGACAGAGAACACGGACTAAAGGAAATACAAATCAATGAGTGAAGGTAAAAGATTAATAAAGAAATGCTTGGCGGCCGAAGTGGAATTAACGCCATGGCCGTATCAAATAATCAACGACACGTTCAGTGACGAGGCATTTGCAAAGCTACAACAAGGTTGCGATACTAATCTTAAACTAGATACTACAAAGTTACATCATATTTTTCCAGATCAATACAAGGAGTGGGGCATAGATTTCTATGACGAGACTGTGGACATATGCACCAACCTATTGAGAAACATAAAAGAACTTGTTGGAGTTTATCCAGCAAGTAGATCATATGAAAATCTAGGAGTAAATGCACACATTTCTATAACTCCAAAATTGCCATACAAGTTCCACATACACCACGAAGGTCTTGAAAAAATTTGGAGTGCTGTTACATACATCACACCCGAGGAGAATGTTGGTACGAAGATGTACCAGGCACAGGACTCACATTCATACATTAAAGAAGCACCGTGGAAAAGGAACAGCACATTTATATTTTGTGGACAGCAAGAGAAAACATGGCACTCATACGAGAGTGATCAAGACTGTAACAGGATCACATTGAATCTGTTCATACAGAAGACACGTAAAAATAAATGTTTCATGGAGTTTGCTGATCTCGGAGGATCTAACCTTTAATAAAATCCTGCAAGGCATTTACATCTGCATTGAGATGTCTGTCTCTTACCTTGTCCCAAACAAAGTTATCCCTGTTATTAATGTTCAAGTGTGTACGCACCTGCTTACCTGTGTCATCGAACATCTTCTTTGCTTTAAATGTAACAGTTGGCAAGTAGAGGCATCTTCCTAGCTTACGTGCAACTTTCTGTGTGTAGGAATCCACATGCCAGTGCCAGAAGAATGGTGGTGCTAGGTATCCTAGTGTGTTGACCCAATTCTTGTGTACTGCGAAATGTGCCGCTGGTAAGGGTTCATCTGGCCATAATTTTATCTCATCTGTTAGGTGCAGTGTGCCCTTAGTCCTACCGTCACTAGGTACAACCATTAGGATCTTATCTTTGTATTTGTCTATTTGCTCTTTTATTTTTTCGTCCCATCCTGATGTCTGCACTTGCACATCATCGCCCATTAACATTACGATATCATGCTTGGCTTTTTTTGCCATTAGATTCCAACTGTAACAAGTAGATTGATTTGGACCAACCGTATAGTGCTTTTCGTCTAGTAGATCCCGGTACTGTTCCAATGTTGGATCATCATTGTTGAGATAAAAAAGAAATTCTGTCTCACCTTTCTGCGTTGCTGTTGCAGTGTCCACTAGTCTCTTTGCCAATTCGGGCCTGCCTCTCGATGGACAGCAGAACGAAATCATATTAATTTATTCTTCCAAGTTTCTGGGGTCTTGTCATTGATTATTTCTAATGGTAAGTGATACTGAAATTTCTTTGTGCCTCTAGACCTAATGTATTCTGCAGTCTTCTTGACCGACTGTCTCATGTTTGTTGCTGTGCTGTAACCTAATAGCTTTCTTGCTTTGTCTGACGAACACACTGCTAGTTTAACTTCCTTGGGTCTGTCCTTGTGATGTATCGGATCGAGATTAACTCCTGTTTCGTTAGCACAAGCTTCTGCAAGTTTATTGATCGTAACTGGTTCTTCGTCTGGTCCTATGTTAATCACTTCTCCAACGACATTGTCCTGGAATGCAAGTGCGTTCAAACAATACAAGCAATCATCAATATAACTGAAACATCTTTGCTGTTCACCATCCCCGTAAATGATTGGTTGCTTACCTTGTAACATTCTATTCAACATAATAGACATTACGTTCCTAAATGGATCATCGTACTTCTGTCTCGGCCCAACTATGTTGTGTGGCACGGCAATAACATACTCTACGCCGTGTGTCTCACATAAATTTTTCAATACATCCTCACCGGCTTTCTTTGCAATACCATATGGATCCTGTGGACGGCATTCATAATCTTCCTTGTACGGCATCTCATCATGATGACCATATCTCGCCATACTCGAACAGTACACAATACGTTTAACCTTGTTCCGTATCGCCGCTGTAATTGTTGTTACTGACGCTTCAAATATATTCCTTGTGACCAGCACTGGGGAGAATACAGACAATCCCTCGTATGCAGTAGCGGCAGTGTGATATACTATGTCACAGCCCTCCATCGCTTTGGTCATGTTCTCTAGATTGCAACAGTCCACTTGATGGAACTCAACATCCTGTGGTACATTATCTGTGTATCCACCAATCATGTTGTCATTGCCAGCAACTGTGTGTCCTTGTGATAGCATTAGATCTGCTAGGTGCGAACCTAAAAATCCTGCGACACCTGTTATAAAAATCTTCATATGTCTATTTACTGTTACCTTTCTTACGCCATACTACATCCGGCCAAACTTTAATCATAATTTCAAATCCAGTTTTTCTTAGATGTTTTTCGATTTCTAGATTACTGCTACCATATTTTTTTGAATTATTATTAAGTTCTATCATTAGATAGTCAACATTTGCCAAAGTGTTTTCGGCACCTTTCAACACTTCCATTTCAAAACCTTCAACATCAATTTTAATTAAATCAACATCATAGAGATTCAAACTGTCTATAGTAACCATAGGTATGGTGCCGTCTCCTACTACACGTTTCGCCTGTGTGAAATTGTCTTCCGACAATGATATCATTTTTTCTTCATTGCCTATTGCGAGTTGATGTGTTTCAACGTCTTCGGGGCAATTCTTTACGAGGCATTCGTAATGAACGGGGTCTGGTTCAAACGCAATAACTCTACCACAAAACTCATTCATAGCCATTGTCCATGTGCCTACCCATGCTCCAATATCTAGTATATGGTTGAACTTTATATCTTTACTTTTGCAGTGTGTGATAAGTTTTTTGAGACACTTGTTCTGTGTAAAATTTTTATCTTTTTTCCAATCCTCGATGTGTACATCGTTTGACGGTACCCAGAATCCATTAATTTTTTCAATCGACATTCCAGATGTCCTTTACAAGAGGTTGCAATATGTCTGCCCATTCCCGCTGTCCTTGTACATTTGGGTGGTTGTCAATGTCCGAAACAGTCAACCCTTTCTTCACGCACCAGCCATGTTGGGTCTCATCAAAACTACCTTGTAGTTTATAAAAATGTTTTTGGTCCACTTGCTCTAGCAATCCCTGACCCTCGTTGGTACGTGGTTTGTCAAATCCGTTGTGTAGTGCATTGAACATCAGATATGGAATCTTGTTCAGTTTAAGAAATGATTGCATGTAAAGTATTTGCAAAGCTGTCCTGATCTCCCCATCGGCCTCCAGTGCCGGTGAATAGTGTGTTTCTCCATTATATATCCATGGCGTGAAAGGTAGGTCCTTGTAATAGGGAGGTGACGCAGGGTCTACCATCTTCCATGTGTGCCAGTGTGTACTATTACTAGAAGTAGTCAGTGCCTCACGCCTGTTGTAACTGGTGAGTCCTATCAACACAAAGGTCTTCTTTAATTTAACCTGTGGCAATCTACGTGCTATCATCTCGTTGCTGACTCCGTTGTCTGCAATTTTTTTAAAGTTGACACCTAGTCTTTCGGCCATTACTGATCCACACGTGTGCGGAGCTTCGGCTGTCATGCCATATTTCTTTTTAAATTTTCCTCGGTTCATGTAAGAAGCCTCACGTGCACCTGACTCTATTCCCTTTATGTACTCAGGTACGCCATTGCCCATTGCGAAAGAACATCCGAAGTGTATTAATTTTTTCATGGCATTTTATATGTGTTTGGGTCTGTTGTGATCCCGCCCGTCCATCCCTTTTGAAATATCATGTTATAGAGTTCTGACTGTGGGTGTTCATTCCTTCTGATCTTCGTCTTGAGTTTAAGACCAGTAGCTAGAATTTTGTGCAAAATTGTCTTGTGACTTTCGAGATCCAACTCCACAAGCACACTCTTGCACTTGCTGATGGTTCGTATTGCTCCAGCGACCACCTTGCCCTCGTGTCCGTCTACATCTATCTTGATGTGATCCGGTTGTGGCAGTGTGCCTTGCTCCACGAGTGTGTCCAAGGACATCTCGACACATCCATGATAGTATTCACTGGTTTCTCCCACGTTACTGTCCGATACTCCTTCGATCATGTTCTTCACCCCCAGGGTGGTCAGATTCGTTTTGGCACCCAGGGCCAAAGGAAACGCCTGGCAGTTGAGTAGTTTGTTTTCGTTTATGTTCGCCAACAGATTGGTGTAGTTCGCCATGTGCGGCTCAAATGCATACACAGTATTTTTCCGGATCTTCGCAGAATACAAACAGTAGATGCCAATATTGGCTCCCACGTCAAAGAATATGCTGTCCTCGGCAAACTTACGTATCCATGCTATGGTCTCTTTCTCTTTCACGAACAGCCGGTCAGCCCTATTCTTGATGTAATTTTCACTGTCAACATTGTTAACAAATTTAAGCCATTTCCATAATTTACTATCAGATTTA